GATTTCACAACTGGTTTTTTCATAGGAGCAGAAATAACTGTTTCTTTAAATTCTATGTCATTTTTTGGCATATTATCCATGATAGTAGTTTTAGTAGAAACAGGTTTTTTTCTACCACCTAACATAGCAAGTGCACCTAAAGCACCTAATGCTCCAAGAATTTTTTTATTTCTTCTTCGGGATTTTTTGCTCATTATTTTTTACCGCCGTTTTTAAAAATCTGTGTACCCTTTATACCAAAAATTGATCCAACTACAAGGATCCAGAGAGTACTAAACCATGTCGGGAGTGCCGCAAAATGTTGAAAGAAAATTTGTACTTTTTCCATAGCCGTTGGATTGTCAGAAAAGACTCCCCACGCAAGCACAATTATGGGTGCCGAAAGAATCACCAAAACGAATTCGTCCTTGTAGTCATTCTGACGTGCTTCTAGTAATTTTCCTTGGTAAGCTTCCTCACCACGAGCTTGACGCTCTGCATGCAATAGCTGTGCATCAGACATAGCTATTTTTGATTTCTGTTTGTTGGCGTAAATTTTACTACCAGCAGAAACGGCTAGTTTAATTGCCGATAACCACATGTTAGTACCAAGTAGCCTTTACAGGTTTCTTATCTGCTCTCAAAGCTTTAGTGCCTTTAACTTCAACAGTCTGTGATTCAGTAGGGTTAGTAGTTTCGATAACGATACCGCCTTGTTGCATACCATCTTTATCTGCACCTAACTCAGGAACCACTTTTGGGTTTTTATTTTTTTTAGTCATATTTTCTCCTTATACTATCTTCTAGGGCCTTTCAAGATCCTAACATCGGTTTGTTTCATCATATCATTAACCATTTTAGAGTCAATTCCCATCTGAGTTTTAGTTAATGAAGTATCTGCTCTAAGTTCTGCTAACTCTTCATTTTGTTGCATTTTCTCATCAAACTGCTGTTGACCCATTAATTGTTTAGATCTATCCAAATTTATCTTTTCTTGGGCTTGTTCACGTTTTGCAGAGTCATCCATAGCTCTTAAATCAAGTTCTCTTGCTTTTAATTTAGCAATTGGGTCTCCACCATACTCTCCCATAATTTTATTTTCTTCATCTTTGAATTCTTCTGTCATTTCTGCAATTAATTTTGCTTTTCTAGACTCTAAACTCATCGACATTTGCATAATTTGTTGTTGATACTGCGGATCTTGCTGTAACATTGGATTTTGTTGGACCATTTGTTGCATTTGTCCTAATTGTGCAATTTCATCTCTAAATTCTACCTCTAATTGCTCTTGTGCCATCAAAGAAATGTGTTCAAAAATGTTTTTTTCTAGTGCAGCCATTACAGGAGGGCTATTTCTAGCCATATTTGTTGCCATAAAATTTAAATGGGTTGTAATATGCGCTTGATGGTCTTGTCCTTTGAATGCTTGGAACGGTTTGCCTGACATTGACAAAATATTTTCTTGTGCAGGGTCCATTGGTTGAGGTTGTTGTGGTGGTGGTAAAATTTTATCAATATTTTTTACACCAATTGCTGAATACATTGAGTGGTATGCTTCATATAAATTATGCATTTGCGGATTTGACTGCGCAAGTTGTAATTCTGTTTGTGCTAAACTAATTCTTTGTGATTGTGAAAAGATATTAGGGTCTGCAACAGGTATAATATCTACTTTGTCATCAAAATCTGCAACTTTAATATTTCTTTGTCCACCAACTACGTCGTATGGATACTCTTGAGGCATGTAAGTTTTAAAAACTCCTGCTAATAATTGAAATTCATTTTTCATCGCCACATACAATCTTTTATGTATGGCTGACATGACTCTTGAACCACGTTCTAACAGAGCAATAGTCGTTCCAACAGCTGCCTGTTGGTTGCCGTCCCCGACCTGCATGTCAGCGATGGCGGCAAATCGTTGCCCTGCATTTACCACTGTACCCATTAACTGCAATAAAGTTGCAGATGGTTCTTTAAATGGTAATGGCATAAATGCATCCTTGATACTTCCTCCAGGTGCATCCACATCTCTGAATTCTCCAGGTTGAATTGACTGTGCTTCGTCTCTTACTCTTATTCCTCTTTGTTTAAATCCTGCCGGTAAATTTGATAATGTACCTGCGTCTAATAGTTGACGCAAAGCAGTAGTTGCCGTTCTAGACAAACCACCGATCATATGTATTAATCCAAAACCATAAAAACCCATTCCAGGTAAAAATTTAAAATGCACAAAGTAATCTATTTTTTTCTTTTGTGGATCTATTGCTTGGAAGTTTCTTCTAATTGCTAGTATTTCTCTGTTACCCATTTCAATGGTAACAATGTATGGAAGTTTAATTCCTGTAGGCTCACCATCTGAATCTTTATCTTCAAAACCTTCTAAGTCTAAATCAGTATGTACTTCTAAAACAGAATAAATATCTTCATCTCTAGTTTTCTTAACACCTTCTAGTTCTCTTTCTTTTTTCTCTACTTCTGTTTCTTGGTCATAAGCTTGAGATAATTCTATGTCTTTATAAAAACCAGATACTTGTTTTTTTCTAATATCGTTCTCTGACATTTTTATAACATGAATAACAGACTCAGCATCTTCTAAAGAAGTTGCAGTGTATGGAACAACTAAATCATCGGCCGGTACAAATTTAGACACGGCTCTGCCAAGTAGTTCATCGTAATAAACTTTCTTGAACGCAGAGCCGGCAAGAGGGAGATAAAAAAGCATTTGATCGAACTCGGGTTCATACTCCTTCATCACATCCATGAGCTGGTAGTTCATGAATTCTTTAACTCTGTTTGATTGGTCTTCTCTGGCTCTATCTGCTAGTCCAACTATTCTTGTATGAACTGGACCATTAGCCGGTAATAATTCTTTGTAAGCTTGCGCTTGAAATTGTGTAACTGCTTCTGCAAGAACAGGGTGTGTTGCACCACTTGCTCCTTGAAATGGTTGAGTTGGGTTTTCGTATTTAAATCCTAAAAGGTCTAATCCTTTTGTGTAACTATCTTCCCAATCTTTTCTTGAAGATTTGTATTGTTCAAAATTTGCTACAAGTTCTGAACCTAATTTACCTAAAACATTATCAGGTAATAATTCTGCTAAGTTATCAAAATGTGATTCACCACCACCTGCATTAACTGCTTCTGGATCAAAATTAATTGTTGCTCCACCATCTTCTTCTTGCGTTACTTCAATATCATCTGGACCTACTTGCTCTTCAATATTATTTTGTTGAGCCTCGACAATTTCTTCTTGTCCAGGTACTTTAATTTCAGTCTCTACGTTTGGTAGGGCTTTGTCTATATCTGCCATTTATATTCTCCGAGTTCTTTATTGTTGTAGCTTGTTTTAACGGAACATTCAACCCCTGTGGATCAGGTCCCTTAAGTGGTGGGATTGCATTAAATTTGACGTGTTGCATATTTGCAACAAGAGTTTTATTCTTCACTAAACATACCTCTTTTGTTTCTGTAGTCATCAAACATTTCATAACCACTAATACCCATTGATAATGCTAGACCCGGTAATCCGAATCTACGTGACACAGTTTTTAAAACTGTAGGGCTAATCCCTAGTCTCATTGTTTTTGCAATTGTAGGATTTAATCCTTTTGTTGCAAATTCAGTTGCAGGACCTGCAAATGCTGCACCCATATAGTTAAATGGGTTTGTTGCAATATCGGTTAAAGAATCTCCTTGTTGTACTTGTTCTGCTAAATACAAAGGTTCAGTTGCAAGTAACCCAAGCGGTGTTTGTGTTGCAGATAAACCTCTACCTAAAGTTTTTAATGCGGTCTTTGTAATACCGGATTTCTTTGCACCTAACGCTCCACTTCTTGCAGCCTCAATTGTTGAGGGTGCAACTGCTGCTGTACCTGCTACAGTTGTTGCGCCTAACGCTGGAAGATAAGCATCTCCGATTGCTGGACTTTGTTCTGGTGTATCATCTAATGATCCTGTCACCATATCAATTAATAAATTTTTTTGTTGTTCTTCGTTTGACAAATAAGTTGTCGGGTCATCGTTCATAAACTCTTTAACAAAACCCGCGGCTACTGCACCACCTGCTGCAATCGCTCCATACTTACCAGCTCCTCTTAACATTGGACTTTGTAAAAATTTTGTTGCTGCACTTTTAACTTTATTAAAAGGTCCTTCTTCATAAGGAAGTTTATTAACTTCTTGTGCTAATTTTTGAGGATTTTTTTGTAGTGCATCTTCAACAGCATCAACACAACTAACCATAGGCCCGCCTGTGTTTCTTGATCCAACTATTCTACAAATTGGTCCGTTGTTTGCTGCATCAGTTCTAGCGTCATTAAAAAATTTAGTTAAAATTTTTTCTCCCTCTGGTTTTTTATAAAACTCAGTAACCTGATCTTTAATTTTTAAAAAATCTGAACTTGCTTTTCCAGAACCACTACCAAATATAACATCGTCAACTTTAACTTGCACACCTAGTTTTTCTAATTCTTTTACTCTTTTTAAATTACCAGCTTCAATTTCTTTAGTTGCTTCTCTGGCTAAAGCATTTAAATCTCTATTTATTAATTGATAATCTCCAGTTGCTCTAACTCCAACACCTTGTATGTGGTGTTGTTCAATAGCATTTTTAGTCCCTTCAATTCCAACTTCACCCATCATATATTTATACAAATCAGAAAGACTTATTCTACTAGTATCAATACCTTTGTTTTGTAAAATATTTTTTAACGCACCTCCTACAGGAAGTTTTGCTTTATTAGCAATATCTCTAAATTTTTTAGTTTCACTATAATCAGGATGACTAGACATTAAAACACCATCAGCATTAGATCCTGTTATAAATTTTTCAGCAAATAAATATTTAGCTCCTTTTCCAAAATCTGTATTATCTATAAAGCCTATAATTTTGCTTTTGTTGTTAATCATTTTTCGAACAGGCTCATAGCGATTATCTCCTAATCTAAATGCTCTATCCATTTGAGCGCCCATCCACCCGTCTGCACTTTTTAAATCTGCAGCTAGTTCATAAGGTTTTCCTTCTTTAACAAAGTTAACCACTTTCTTATAAACACCTTCGTTATCTTTTAAATTTGAGATTCCAAATTTATTATTTTTAAAATCCCAATCGTCATATAAATTTGCAAATTTATTTTTAATATCTTTTTGAGTTTCTTTTGAAAGAGGGTTATTTATTTTTTTAAAAGGTGAGTACGTACCTCCTTGTTGATTAAGCCTTGTAAATATTTTTGATTTTTCAAATCTGTCTAACTTATCAAACTTAGTTTTAGTTATTCTATTTGGATTTTTCTTATGCTCACCTCTAGTTGCTTTATCTAACTCTGATTTAGAATAGATTTTACTTTCTCTTGGTGGTTGAGGAACTTTAGCTACATCTCTAATTATAGTTATGTTAGGATTATCAAATGCTACATTATTTACTTGTACTTTTGGATTTTTATAACCAAGCTCTTCCATTTTTGTTATAAGCTCTGATTGCTTTACTGTTTTTTTACCTTTTAAAAAATCTTTTAATTTTTTTGATGTTCTTGCTTTTTCAGAATCTTGTGGAAGTGATCCAGGTACAACAAACTTACCCCCTCTATATTCTAATGCTTTTCTAATCTTAACTCTAAGAGGTTTATTTTCAGGACCAACTAAATCAGAATATTTTGCGTTAGGGTTGTTTGTATAATATTGAGTAGCTTTATCTAATTCTTCAACAGCGTATTTTGATTCAGGGCCAGCAGA